ATTTCCGCTGCGCTTCTCTCTTGCGTAGATTTTGTCTCTCCTGCCGACACAGGGGTTTGAAGGTCCAGCCTATCCACGGAGGGTAAATTGTAACTTTGGACAATAGAGAGTATGTGCAACGGTTCTGCTATGCAAGTTCTTGTCGGCGACTCGTCCCTTGTGGATGGAGCTCGCTTGCACAAGCGGAATGCGATGAGTGCACCGATTATGTTTGGCACGGTTCCCGTTGAGGGCGTTCCAGTGCTGGCGTCCGCGCCAGAGTTCACTGATGAGGTGCCGAGCATGCGAGTGCACAAACGCCGTGGTCGTCGGGCCGCGGCACCACCTGATGCCTTCGAGATCCCGGAGGTGCGTGAAGGGTTTTGGGACCGCTTCACCTACACTCTTAAGAGTGCAGTCATGAAGTGTTTCTGCTTCGGAGAGGAAGCCGCCGCGTGGGAGTCGCAGCGTCAGTTTGACGCTGCGGTCCGTTACGAGATGGTTTACAAAGATGCTGGAAACGATGTCAACGTTAGCGCGTTGGTTGAAGCGGCGTGTGAGGACGAGGTTCGCCTGGTTCCTAAGTTGGTTGCCCGTGCCGCAGTTGGACTGCGCATGCGTCTTGGAAAGGGAGCCATGAACAGCAGTGTTCCTGGCAATGTGTCCTTGGTCCGTGATCAGATTCCAAAGTTCCTTCGGGAGCATGAGGAGTTTAAGGATCTCCGAGATATTGATAAGGCGGCTCACTTGGCGAGCATCGAACGAGCTTTTTTTGGTGATGATACCCACTATCAGGTCCCCGAATGGCGTGCCAAGGCGGTAGCTAAGTCTAGCTTCCTCCAAAAGCTCGTTGGTGGTCGTAGCGATTATGCTTACGATTACTAGGGGTGCCCGATTCGGAAACGCGGTGTTTCCACTCGGCATGCTGTTCCTCGTAGCAGTATGTACTGGTTATGCGACTCGAGTAGAAACCCATCGCACCGTCGTGTGGCCCTTGAGGTCAAACGGAGCGGGTTGCCAACCAAGGTTCGAACATACCATCATGTAACGCGGATGGGCTCAGATCATGATCTGGGTGTTTACAACAATGAGGTCAGCTCGGTGGAGCAGGCTATTGTTGAGCGCTACCTGCTTGTGAAGATAGGAGACCAGTACCTACCACCACTCGAAACAAAGGCTGCTAGCTGGCGGACGAAAGCCCTCAACGGATTTTTGGAGGGTGTAGTCCAACACGTGAAGCCCGATGCCACTGTTTTAACATTGCCTCAGGTCGTAAATTGTTATAGCGGTGCCAAGCGGAACGTGTATGCCAATGCGCTACGTAGTCTTAATCGAAAGGGACTGGATCGTCGGGATGCCGAACTCCGACCCTTCACAAAGTTTGAAAAGCAAAGCTTGCTGAAAGCTCCGCGAATTATTAACCCGCGATCACCGCGGTACAACTTAGTCCTGGGGAAGTACCTAAAACGTGCTGAGAAGTTGTACTATAAAGGAATCAATAGAATGTGGGGTGGTCATACGCCACACACTGTGATCAAGGGTCTTAATGCCACCGAAGCCGCCGGGGTACTTCGGAAGAAATGGGAACGGTTTGTTAAGCCTGTTGCCATTGGGTTGGATGCGTCCAAATTCGACATGCATGTCAGCGTCAATGCCCTTCGTTATGAACATCAGTTCTACAACCAGGTCTTCAAGACTTTCGAGTTGCGAAGATTGCTACTTTGGCAGTTGTACAACAAGGGAAAGGCTTATTGTGGCGATGGAACAGTGACGTTCCGTGTGCCAGGCACACGTTGTTCGGGTGATCTTAACACATCACTAGGCAACTGTATCATCATGTGCGCCTTGATCTGGGCCATGTGTGATGAGCTTGGTATCGACGCCGAATTAGCCAATAACGGCGATGACTGCGTTCTCTTCGTAGAACGGGAGCATTTGCAGGTGGTCCTAGAGACCGTACCAGCATTCTTTGAGTGCTATGGATTCCGCATGACTGTAGAGGAACCCGTCACAACCTTTGAGCAGATTGAATTCTGTCAGTCCCACCCCGTCCGCTTGGGGGTGGGTTGGACAATGGTCCGCAATGTGCGCACATGCCTTCAAAAGGATCCCATGTGTTTAATGCCGTTGCAGAATGACAAGGTGTGGCGCAAGTGGCTTGGAGCAGTGGGAGAGTGTGGGCTAGCCACGGTGCCTGGTTGCCCTATACTCCAAGACTTCTACGCATGCTTCCAGCGCAATGGTACTGCCGCTGGTCAACGCTTTAAGAGCGCGGTGTTTAAGAACACCAGCATGCTCGAGCGTGGTACGGGGATGCGCGTCAATAGTCTGATTACGGATGAGGCGCGTGCCAGTTTCTACAATGCATTTGGAGTCACTCCAGATTACCAAATTGCGTTAGAGGACTACTATAGCAGAGTCACAATCGGTGGAATCGAAGGTTGTGACATGAGTATCGGGTTGGTAAAGAACGCGCCGCCAGCGTTCCTTCGGCACCTATAATATTTTGACCGATATTCACAGTAAGCATGGCGAAGAAGAAACAAGTTAAGGTGAGCGTTCGTAAGCGTGTCACCACTAAACCTGCCTCTGGGCAGGCTAAGCAACCAGGAGCCGTCGGCAAGTTACTCCGTTCACTCGGGGGACTTGGCGGCTCTGCGTTGGGCTCCTATGTGGGCGCGCCGGCCGCAGGTAGTGCGGCGGGGAATAGCTTGGGCGCAGCAGTGTCCAAGTGGTTGGGTTTTGGTGACTATTCAGTTGGCACCAATTCGATTGTCGCGAAGGCGAGCACGAACATCCCTATGATGCATAAGGATGGTCAAACGGTGACAATTCGCCACCGGGAGTTTATCGCCACTGTGCGTAGCTCCACTGCTTTCCAAGTGCAGCAATCATTCCAACTAAACCCTGGCAACAGTGACACCTTTCCGTGGTTGTCTACTATTGCCGCGAGCTTTCAGGAGTACCGATTTAAGGGTATCGTCTTTCATTACATCCCTACTAGCGGAAACGCTATTTCAGGGACTAGCCCCTCGCTGGGCTCAGTGATGATGCAAACCTCATACCGCTCTAATGATGCAGCCCCGTCTTCCAAGGCGGAGTTGTTGAACGAGTACTGGTCTGGTGAGGCGGTACCGAGCGAAACATTCGCTCATCCGATTGAGTGTGATCCAGAGGAGAATCCATTCAATGTTCAGTATGTGCGCACGGGAAATCTCCCCTCTAGTGACAACCAGTTGTTTTACGACCTGGGTGTCACACACCTGTGCACACAAGGTCAGTTGGCAGCCAACAACACTCTTGGTGATCTTTGGGTCACATATGAGGTTGAGTTGAAGAAGCCTGTTGTTAGTAGTAATGTGACCACGCGTTACAAGTATGCGAACCTCACTGCATACACACCTACTTTTTCAGACTACTTTGCAGGCGCGGTAGTAACTAGTGGTAACATTAGTTTAGCTCGCGTATCGAATAATACCTTGCAGATGCCTGCAGGCACACGCGGATCATATGTGATCACTGTGTGTGTCAATGGCACGGCCCTTGCAACCACATGGGATCGAACTTTTACAAATGCAACTTCGTTTGCAATTGATGTGGATGGTACAAATCGATTTTTAAGCGGCACCGCGTCCCAGGCACCAGCATTCCTTGTGTTCGGCTTGACCGTCACAGACTCCACACTGCCTGTCACGTTCTCGATCTCCACCTCTGGTGGCTCGATCGGCTCGTTGTCTAGCACGGATGTTATCGTATCTAAGGTTGCGGATTAGGAACGTTTCTTACTAGGTCCCGAAATGAGTTGACGACTCTGCCGTGAAGGGGTTAAAGTCGACAGACAGTCTATATTGCGCCGATTGCAACGATTTCAGAGGTCCCGTCTTGAGCTGGGTCGGGGTGTCACCCTCTGATTGCGAAAAGGGCTCCGTGTGCATGCACACGTTAAAGCAGCGCCGTTAGGGTCAGTACGTAACTGGCCCCACCCTGTGCGAAGGGTGGTTACTGAGTACCAAGGGGTACAGCCGTCTGCGGTGGCGGTAGCACCAGGAGCTTAGGGCACTCCTGCGGTCCGGATGGAACCGACCAAATGCTATACGCA